CTATCTAATATCTGAGAAAATATAATCTCGTCGTGTATGTTGCGATCGGTAATGGTTGTACCGCTAGTGTTCTCATCCATATCATACCTATACGGTACAACAATTCTCTTCTGGTGGTATGCACCAAATGGGGGAGCTGGCATGTGCGTGTACCCAGCACCTTCTGATGCTTTTTCCAAGAAGGTGGGGGTTGCTGTCAATGTGTCCTTTGATGCGGAGGCGGCGACGCGGCCTATGCTTGCTTTAAGATCATTAGGGTCTGGATCAGTAGGAACGGAGAACGTAAAGCCTTTTTTAATCCCTACAGTGGGAGATCCGCTAGGAGCTTGGCTGCTTAATGTTCCAGATATATAAATTGAAAATGTTGTGGTGCTACCTACTTCGGCTACTATCCTATTGTCATTAATAGAACTATGGTAGTTGGCTATAGTGATTGGATCGCCAACCTTAAGTCCATGAGCCGATGAAGTGGTTAATGTTGCTTTGTTGTATCCAACAAAGGGAGCCGCTCCAGATGTTGTGCTAAGACTTGTTGTAGATATTGCCCTAGGAGTATCGGTGGCAAAAACCTCCTTTACCAAAAACTCAAAACCCTGAACCAACCCAGATCCGCTATCGTCATATCCTGCATCACTTGTTGATCCAATGTCTTCGTTGACACCATTTTGTATAAATATGGAAGTACCTTGGCTAAGTGATCCAGTATCGGATACTACGGTTGCTAGCTGGTTTACTATTTGAAAACTTCCAGCAGCCACGATGATGTCAACAGGTTCTGTGAAAGACCCGTTTGCCACCCTAGTAAAAGCAGGAGTTCCGGTTAGTACACCGTCCCACTCTAACGCCACCTTGCCGTCTCTAAAAATAAATACTTTGTTGAATGCTTGTAATGCCTGTCCTCCAACCGCATCTAATCCACTTGGGTACTCTATGTCTACGGTAGAACTATCTGATGTTTTTACGACCGATGCCTTATTGGTTCCGACACACAGTACATAACTTTCCGAATTGTTATTTGGATCGCTGTATTCTATTGCATCTTCGATTTCATTGCTAGCAGTGTCGGCTAAAAACGGCCCCCTCACTGTACCCACTACAGATATGCTTGCTAGGCTAGTTACAACTATTGTTATGCTGTCATTGGCTGGAGCAGATGCGATAGAATAGTTTCCGTCTATGGTAACGCTATCACCAGATGCGTCTGCTCCTGCAAATCCATTAAGATTTACAACTTGTCCAACCCAATCGGCGGCGGCCACACTTTCATATGGAAAGGCATCTGAAGCAAAAGATATGGTTACCGTTCCGCTACTAACAGAAGGGGTTCCCGATATGGAAGGCCAAGCTCCGTCGTGCAATCGAGTAGAACCCACTTTTAATGGAGCTGGTTGGAATGGAGATGCTAAGAAAGCAATGCTTTTTCGCGTCTGCCACTCTCCATTAATCCCCAATCGTCCATTTTTGGATTCCCTTAAAATGCCTCGGTTGAGCTGATCAGGGCGTAGGCGATTATTAAACCCAACAAAGCCTGTATCGAGTTCTTCTATGATGCGGTCATCCTGCTGACCATATGTATCGTATCTTGCCATTAGCAATTCCAAGCCCTGCGGCTCCAGTAGTTAGCTGATAATTTATTCTTAGTTCCTTTGATTCCGCCAGACCTAGCACAATAGGACTTCTTCCTAGCCGGGTTGCTTTTCTTGATGGACATGTTAGCGTCACCAAAGCGTATGATTTTTTCTTTCCCACCCTGGCAGGCTTTTACGACAGACTTTTTCCCACCAGACACTTGTCTGCGAGGGACGTTGCACTTCATGTTTTTCTTATTTATTGCCACGTCTCACCGCCTTTACTCTTCTTGGTCTACCTGCTGGTTGACCTAGTTTCTTCTTCTGAGCTATTCTCGATCGTTTCTGTGATGCAGTCATTTCGCCTGATGTAACTGGTGTACGGCTGCTGACACGCTTTGAAGGACGACAGTAGGGTGTACCCCTCTTTTCTCCTTTACGGCGACCACAAGGCTTTCCAGTGCGTACATCTACCCACTTCTCCTTGAACCACCGCTTTAAAGAAGCACCTTCCTTTGTCTTCCGTACAGACATTACTTGGTCTTTTTGCGCTTACCCCAATTAGCGGCACCCACCTTACGGCATTTAGCAATCGCTCCACTTGCATACGCAGATGGGAACACCTTGTAACGGGCTTTAACTTTTTTGTAGCAAGCGTCCTTTGGCATGACTACTTCTTTCCTTTGCCACCTTTACCGTAGCCACCACATGATTTGCGTTTTCCGTATTTCATATTACTTATCTTTCGTTTCTTGTCTCCTAATTTTAATTCCAAGTGTAACAAAATATATGCCAAGGCTGGTAGATACCAAACTAAGGACTCCACCAACCACTCCAAGTATTGTATTAAGCTCTGCAATTTTATCTAACATAGTACCTGTTGCAGCCAATAAACCACCAAAGGAAAAACCAAATCCCTTTACAAAAGATTCATGTGCTGCTTCTGGTAAGTTCATTCTGAAAATAATCTCTTGTTTAAATCCCGTTGTCCAAAATACCACCCACCGTATGCGAATGCTATTGTGAATATTTGTTGTAAAATAATGTCTTGGTACTGCTCAGGCATCTGGAAGTACAATATTCCCGCTAGTACGTGAACACCTAATGCTAACATTGGTCTAACACTTCCCTTAAATACAAAATGCCAAATAAGAAGCCCCTTCTGCCAAGATTTCTCTGCTAGTTGGGCTACAGAAATTAAAGCATCACTTTCAACTTGTGCTGATTTTTGAGAAGCTTGGAAGTCTTTACTATCTGCTTCTATAGTGCCTTTGTCAATTTGCAACTTAAGCATCTCCCGATCTATCTCGGCCTTAACCTTCATACCCTTTAGCTTCATCCATCCAGATACGGCGGAGCCAAAGATGCCAAGCAATCCTCCAGTTCCCGCATTTGCTAGTGACTCCAACCAATTCATTATTCTTTACCTTTTTGTGCAACCTTTCCACCAATTCCTGCTCCAAGGAACATCGCACAAATGCCTGTCAGTTCTACAAGATTGGCTCCCATGTGAAGACCAGCAATAGCCAAGTACCCAGAGATTCCTATGCACAGGTACATCCCCCTGCGAATAGATGAAGTTGATAGAGCGTTGTTAATTGTTTTAGTCATAATTAGTTAAGATCAAATTTTGCCCCGTTTGAGGTTGATGGCTTGGCCCCTGAGCCGTCCAGTTTAACTTGTCCAGTGTAAGTCGATCCTGCTTGTGTCCTTAATGGGTGCGGGTAGTTGTACGGCGTATATGGATAATGAGCGTTCGCTCCACTAGACGAAAATGTCATATTGCCTAATGTTGGATGCCTTACCCCGTCCGTAGGATAGGCACTAGATCCCCCGTTTTTACCTGTAAAAGACTCTGATCCTCCGCTGGAAGCTGGCTCGTTCATCCAGTAGTCCCGATCTTCCTGTATATAGGTTTCACTTCCTGACTGAACGCTTACATAATTTGAATTAGGAGTTCCGTTAAGCCTTAGCACATTGTTCCAGAAAAAAGAATTATGAACCTGATCTTCTGCGGGCCATGCTGTACGAGCAGGATTCCACTGGCCTCCGTCTTGCTCCTCTTCCCTCAATAATATAACAGGATTGTGTGTAGCGGTGTCTAAGGTATTATTGTAAACCAAGTTTGTTGATCCTCTGAGTATACAAAGCGTATCTACACGAGTTGCCGTTACCGTGTTATTGTATATTTCAACGACTGACTGACCACGCCTAGCTCCTGTTCCTATCTGCCAGTACCCATCAGTAACTCCCGCTCCAGCACTTCCGTGGGTCATTATTGGATCTACCGTTGTTGAATTAGGGTATCCCGTACCGTCCCAAGCGTTGTATCGAATTACAAGTTTGCCACCATTGAACGTACCTATAGTCTCCTGAGAATACGACTCGTTATAATCTGAGTTCCAGTAAATATTGTTATCCTCTATAAATAAAGCGTCATTTGTGCCAGCGGTAAGGTCATCCCAAGATTCGTTAGCCTGAGCTGTTGTTCCCGCAGTATAAGAAATAAATTTAATAGGATTGTAAGAATTACATTCGTAGACTACTCCCTTAGCCCCTGCTAATAGTAATTGCGACGATCCATAGTGGAACTCACAATCTGTAATTATTAGCTGATCTAGGGTGCAACTAGAGGTTTCTACCGCACTTGTATTAGAAGTGTCATCCAATAGATTAAACTCTATACCTGAAATGGTGAGAGTCTCAGTCGCAGTAAAACCTGTAAAATGAAAAACGTCAAAGCCTCCAACCGTAACTGTAATTTTGGTTGTACCGTTTCTACCTCCCTGCCCCTTAATGTTAATCCGATCCCCAATAGTTACTCCAGAACCCCATGAAAACGCTCCAGCGGCAATGGATATGGTGTCCCCTGCACTTGCACCATTAACTAGCGCCTGAACCTCAGCGGGAGTTGGATCACTATCGGTGTTCCATGTTGCGCCTAAAATGCTTGTTGTAAGCATTATGATTGATAAGAGTGTTTTCATGGAGCCAACACTTTTCCAGAATTGTAAAGTGCTGTGCGTTCAGTTGCATCTAAAGCTCTTTTCCAAAACCCTATATGAGTAACATCGGCAATTATATCCCCATTGCTGTTATACGCACGTTGCCCTATATAATTAGGCATGGAATTAGCCAGCGAACCTGTAACCGAAGACGCATCGACGCTAGAATATTGTGCGTTGTTTACATATGTT